GTTTAATTACACTGCTTGGGACGGTTCTGAGCAGGTTGTTAACGACTTTGTTATGATGGACCTTTACCTCAAATGCAGTAGAATGTTAGAAGTAGATGGTGAAATTCCTGAGATTAGTTCTTTTCTTAATAGATTTGGGATTAGTCTATGAACTTGTTTGATGAATGGTTTTACTATGATGAAACAAGTTCAACTTGCTTACGTTGGAAACAGGATAAATTTGTAGGAAAGAATTACAATGTTCATCGTATCGTAAAAGATTCGGAGGCCGGTAGTCGTGGACAACGCAGAATGAGTGCAATGTTAAATGATAAAGGGTACTCCGTACATCACATTGTGTTGTATCTCCATAGTATAGAAGTGCCAAAGAACTATGTAGTTGACCACATAGACGGTAACCCTTTTAATAACAAGATTTCTAACTTAAGAGTAGTCTCTCAGGCTGTAAATGCTAGGAATCAAAAGAAAAGTAAATTAAATACTTCTGGTTCAACTGGTGTTTCTTTACATATGAACAGCTATTGGAAAGCTTATTGGAATGAAGGTGATAAACAAAAAGTTAAATACTTCAGTATAAGTGAACATGGAAATAAGGGAGCTAAGGATTTGGCAATAAATTACAGAAAGGATCAAATTATGAAATTAAATGAGAATAACTATGGATATTCAGATAGACATGGGAATGACTGAAGACTTATACAACAGTAAAGACGTAGCTAGAGTACGCGCATTACTTCTAAAAGAACAACAGAACAAATGCGCGATATCAGGTCAAGATTTATCTGCAGTTAAAGCCCACACTGATCACCGGCATGATAATGAACATTTAGTACGTGGTGCTCTTAATGGTAATGCTAATATGCTTTTAGGTAAACTTGAGAACTTGCAAGTAAGATACTTAAATCATTGGTATAATGGTAAGTTGTCAGACTTCCTTAGACAATGTGCAGACTATTTAGATAAACCTGTAGATAGACGATGGCGTCACCCTTCTTGGCAAAAGAAGATTGTAACTGAGTTTAACAAACTAAAAGTAGCGCAACAGAACCTGTTATTACATCAATTAGGTCAACCACATGGTTCTAATTTAAAAGAACGTAGAAAGTTACTAAGTAAAGCTATACTAAAACGAGAGCATGGTTATATTACTATTCTCAATCTAATTAAAAACATAAAGGAAACTTAATGAAACATTCAACTAAAATTCAATCTAAAATTGTCGAGTTAAAAAACAAAGGTTGGTCTTCAAGACAAATCGCTGAGATTCTAGGTGTATCTAAAAGTTCAGTTAATGAAACATACAACAGAACTGCTATTGAATACAGTAAGAAACCTAATGCTAAATATTTGTTCATCGACATTGAAACGTCACCTGATATTGCAGTTACATTTAAACGTTTTAAGGCTAATTTAAGCCAAGATAATATCCTACGTGAAGGTGGAGTTATCCTTAGTATTTCATGGCGTTGGATGCACTCTGCACTGACTCAAGGATTAGCTTTGAGTTCAGAAGAAGCTCAGATTGGTGATGACAGCAGGTTGTGTGCTGTTCTTTACGCTTTGGCTGAAACTGCAGATGTTATGATTGGTCATAATATTGATCGATTTGATCTACCTGTAATTAAGAGCAGAATGGTGATCAACAAAATGCTACCAATGAAAAAGGTAAAAACAATCGATACTCTCAAGTTAGCTAAACAGATGCGATTCCAGAGCAATCGTCTGGGTTCATTAGGGGTAGCATTAGGTGAAGGTGATAAGGCTAGTCATAGCGGTATCAGTACTTGGATTGGTTGCTTGGCTGGTAGTGAAGATAGTCTAAAGGAAATGCTTGAATATAACATTCAAGACGTTGACTTGTTATACGCGGTATATCACCGATTAGCTCCACACTCTAATCTACCAGTTAATTCTGCTATCTTTACGAAAGATACTACTGTCATCTGTCCTGTATGTAACAGTGAAGATATTGTCAAGACAGGTAATTCAGTGTATACTCCTGCTTGTGAATACGAAGAATATGAGTGTAATGATTGTGGTTCTCGCCATCGTAGTAAGACAGTAATTAACACTAAAGAAAAGCGTAAAAGTTTACTTGTGTAGCACTTGTAAATGAGGTATAATTAGAACTAATGACAATCCTTCGGTAGAGATACTGAAGGGTTTTCTTATTTGTAATAATGAAAGGAATGATATGAAATTACACAACCCGTTTGGATTTGAACCTGATTGGACTATGATTACATCTGTAATTATTTTGGCGTTTACTTTACTAGGTGCAGTAGTGTTTCTTTCCATATCTTCACCAATATTGTTTGTGCTAACTACAGTTTCACTTGCAGCAATTAGATTTATTTATGCTATTTTGAAAGGAAAATAATATTATGAATATGGAAGATATTTACACTGATACAATCGAGCAAGAAATGCACACAACTATGATTGTTAATGTGATCAATGATTTACAGAATGAAATCCACCAAGGTAACGTACAAGCCGGATGGTGGACTGATCTTAAAACAGGTACAGACCTTGCACAGGAAGTTCGTGATGGTACTCGCCTAGGTAAGGCACTAGTAGCTGAAAAACTATGCCTAATCCACTCTGAAGTATCAGAAGCAATGGAGGGAGCACGTAAGAATCTGCAGGACGATAAACTACCACATCGTAAGATGATTGAAGTAGAACTAGCAGATGCTATGATTCGTATTTGGGATTTAGCTGGTGCTTTGAAACTAGACATTGGTGGTGCTATTCAAGAGAAACGTGAATATAACGCCAAACGTGAGGACCACAAAGTAGAAAATCGTTTACAAGAAAACGGAAAGGCTTATTAATATGGAAAACAATCAACGTATCCCTGCATTTCCAACAGGTGGTGTACCTAGAGTAGAACCTCAAAATGCACTGGAAAAGCAAGTAGGTGGTGGTCACTATAAAGAATTTGGAATTCAACCTGTGGAGTATATCCATGCTAATAACTTGAGTTTTCTTGAAGGTAATGTAGTTAAGTATATTACTCGACATAAATCCAAGAATGGTATTGAAGATATCAAGAAGGTTATTCACTATTGTGAACTGATTATTGAACTTGAATATAACCAAAAGAAGAAGGAGTAGTATGAAATACGAAAAATACTTACTAATTAAACTAGCAGAGGAAGCTTCGGAAGTAGCTCAAGCTGCTATCAAATGTAGTCTCTTTGGTTATGAATCAAAAGACCCACGAGAAACAAACGGTGAAAGTAATTTGGTTAAACTACAGAAAGAACTGTCAGATATGACTGCTGTTCTTGGAGAACTTAATTCAGATAGATCACTTGATATTGTTAATTTTGATATTGAAGAATATCTCCAGCAAAAACAAAAGAAACTAAATTATTACTACGATATAGCTTCAAAACAAACTGAATAATTAGGTTCAGTGTGGTATAATACTAGTCCCAACGTTAGTTTTAAGAAGGAATAATATATGAAAAAAGAAAATAATACTGTTGTAGAAACACAACAATCTCAAGACCCAACTAAAGTATTTACTGTTCAACCAAAGGTAGAACGTAAGCTAGGTGATGAATTTACTATCGATGATAAACAGGTAGTTGTAGTGGAAGTAAATGATGGTGAATACCATGTAAAGAATAAGGTAGCACCTTTCGAATCATTCTGGATTTAAGGAGGTTTATGACATATACAAAAGCAAAGCTAATCGGATACACACAACCAACAGAAGAATTCAAGGAGAGTTTTAAAGACATTAAAGATTTAGTTGCTTTTTGTGCTCGGGTGTCCAACCCTAGTAATCAGATGAATAATGAAACTTCAGATAAGTTAATCAATTATCTTCTGAAACATAAACACTATTCTCCGTTTGAAATGGCAAGTGCAACAATTGAAGTAGAAACTACTCGTGACATTGCTCGACAACTATTACGTCACCGCAGCTTTACATTCCAAGAATTCAGTCAACGATATGCTGACCCTACTAAAGATTTATCTTTCGTTACTCGTGAAGCACGATTGCAGGATTTAAAGAACAGACAGAACAGTGTAAAAACAGAAGATAAAGAACTACTGGAATTATGGGAAGAGAAGCAACTGAAATTAATTAGTGATGTGAAGGAGTTATACACTTGGGCGGTAACCAACGGTATTGCTAAAGAACAAGCTCGTGCTGTACTACCAGAAGGATTAACAATGTCTAGGTTGTATGTTCAAGGAACTATTCGTAGTTTCATTCACTACATTGAAGTGCGTTCAGCAAATGGTACACAACAAGAGCATATTGATTTAGCTATTGAAATTGCAGCAGCCATTGCTACAGTGTTCAAGTTATAAGGAGAATAACAATGAGTAGTATTATCGCATTAGTCTATATTTCACTCTCAGAGCTACAAACGATTGATCGTAAGTACAATGAAGAATGGATTGACAGTTCAGAACAAGAGCTTAAACAGGTGTTATACGGTCTAGGAATGGAAGTTAGCCAGAACTATGAGCGTCAAGTTGTAGAACATAGGAATAGGTTCGGTAATTTGATAACAGGGAGTAGGTTTGTCGGGAATGAGCGTTTAGATAAAGAATGGATTACATCAGGCTATGCTTCACAGGAAGCTAAGGATAAAGCTGGAGGATCAAAGCTAGTGTTCGATTTGTATAGATTACGTGGAATGACAGAATGATTTCGTGGAGAACAGAAAAGGGTTTTCTTCTGTGGGTTAAGCTACAAAATATTAAAGGAATGTAATGGAAAATAAAAACGAATTAATTGGTAAAGAAATGTTATCTGAGAGTAAATTTTACATGGGTTATTCTCGGTGGGTGGATGTAGATAACCGATACGAAACATGGGATGAATCAGTTGAACGTGTGATGAATATGCATCGTACTAAGTACAAGGATAAGTTAACCCCTAAATTAGAAGCACTAATTTCTTTTGCTGAACAAGCATATAAAGATAAGCGAGTACTCGGTGCTCAACGCGCATTACAATTCGGTGGTGAACAGCTATTCAAGCACGAAGCACGTATGTACAACTGTTCAGTCTCACATTGTGACCGACCAATGTTTTTTCAGGAAGCAATGTACATGTTACTATGTGGTTGTGGTGTTGGTTTTTCTGTACAAGAACAGCATATTGCTAAACTACCGTTGATTACTAAACCAACTGCTCATGCTAAAATCTTCGTAGTACCTGATACAATCGAAGGTTGGGCTGATGCTTTCGGAGTATTACTTTCTAGTTATTTTGTATCTGGTCAGACATTTCCAGAGTACGCAGGTAAAACAGTACATTTTGACTTCAGCTTGATCCGTCCTAAAGGTGCATTGATCAGTGGTGGATTTAAGGCTCCCGGTCCTGATGGTTTAGCTGATGCTTTACGTAAGTGTGAGAAACTATTGCAAAAATTAGTACAAGACAATCCAAGGTCTGTAGCTGTTAAGATTTCACCTATTGTAGCTTATGACTTTGTTATGCACATGTCAGATGCTGTATTATCCGGGGGTGTACGCAGGTCTGCTACTATTTGTATGTTCAGTAAAACTGACAAGGAAATGTTAAATGCTAAGACTGGAGATTGGTACGTAACTAACCCTCAACGTGGTCGTAGCAACAACTCAGTAATGCTTTTACGTGATGAAGTAACCCGTGAAGAATGGTCTGAAATTATGCAGTCAGTTAAGCAAGTAGGTGAGCCGGGTTTCATCTTCACTGATAACTTAGATTTTTGTTTTAACCCTTGCGTTGAAATAGGTATGTTACCAACTTGGGGTGAGCCAGGGAAAGAACCAGAGTCAGGCTTTCAAGTCTGCAACTTGACCGAAGGTAATGGTGGTAAATGTAATACAAAAGAAGACTTAATGATCTTGTGTAAAGCAAGTGCTATCTTAGGTACTCTACAAGCTGGTTACACTAACTTTAAATACTTATCTGAAGCATCACGAAAGATTATTGAACGTGAAGCATTAATTGGTGTTAGTATTACTGGTTGGATGAGTAATCCTGATGTGCTATTTGACGAACAGAATATGATTGATGGTGCTGAAGAAGTTAAAAAATGGAACCGAGTAGTTGCTGGTATGATTGGAATCAACGTAGCCGCGCGTACTACGTGTGCTAAACCTTCTGGCAATGCTTCAGTTATTCTTGGTACAGCTTCAGGTATTCACGGTGAACATTCTCCAATGTACATTCGTAATGTTCAAATGAATGAGCAAGATGATGTACTGAAACTTATTCGTGAAATCAATCCAGCAATGGTTGAAAACAGTGTATGGTCTTCTGGTGGTACAGATTATGTTGTTAGTTTCCCTGTAGTCAGTAAAGAAGGTTCTATTTATAAGAATCAATTACTTGGTGTTAAACAGTTAGAGTACGTAAAGAAAGCACAGCAATTTTGGGTTGAACATGGCACTAATCTTGATTTATGCGTAGATAAGAATCTTCGTCATAACATCAGTAATACCATCACTGTAGATAATTGGGATGAAGTTGAACAGTATATCTTTGATAACAAAGAATGGTTTGCTGGTATTTCACTTTTGAGTGCAATGGGAGATAAAGCTTATGCTCAAGCACCATTCACTGAAGTGTTTACAGCACAACAAATCCTTGACATGTATGGAAATGCATCAATGATGGCTTCTGGATTGATTGTGGATGGTTTACAAGCGTTTAATGGTAACTTGTGGGTTGCTTGCGATACTGCTAATGGATGGGGTGAAAGACTCAGTTCAGATAACAGTGAACATTTACTTAAGCGTGATTGGATTCGTAGAGCTAAGAAGTTCGCAGACAATTACTTTAAAGGTAGTGTTCTGGAAATGACTAATTGCTTGAAAGATTGTCACAACCTCCATAAATGGAGTACAATCAACAGAACAATGAAACCTATTTCATTCGCTAGTGATTTGAAAGAAAAGCATTATGTTGATGCAGATTCATTAGCTGCTCAATCATGTAGTGGTGGAGCCTGTGAAATAGTCTGGTAGGATTAGAGGCTTCGGCCTCTTTTCTTTTTATGGAGGAATATGGAAGATAGAAATTATTGTGTATATTTGCACAGACGCTTAGATAATGATGATATAATTTTTGTGGGAGAAG